GACGAGTACGCTCGACGGGCGAACGACGCTGGTATGCCAGGGGCGCGACGGCAAGACCTTCCCAGTAGGCGAGGGGCCAATGCCGCCAGCGCATTACAATTGCCGGTCTGTGCGCACCCCGGTAGTGGATGACCGGTTCGCAGCGCTGCGCGAGGGCGCAACTCGGGCAAGCATGGACGGCCCTGTTAGCAGTCAGACAACCTACAACGCATGGCTAAAACGCCAGCCTAAAGCGTTCCAGGATTCTGTTCTTGGGCCTGAGCGTGCCAAGCTATTCCGTGGTGGCATGAACGTTGACAAGTTTACGGATGACGCGGGAAGGACGCTAAGTCTTGACGAGTTGAGAGCGTTGGAAGATATGACGCTTGCCTAGTTATCAATGCCTGTTTATACTAGGCACATAAGCAAGCAAAGGAGCTAAAAATGAACAAGCCAGCAGAATTCAAAATCCCACAACCCTCAAAAGATGAAAAGATCAAGTATCGCCAGAAAGGCTGGGATCGCCCAGCGATGGATTTCAAGCGTGACGATGATCTGGTTAGTTTTGTTATTTACTCGTAGCTGACGATAGCGGGCGGCTTTATACGCTTGAGGAGTTGCGGGCGCGGGAGGTGGTTACGCTTGAATAGCAAGGCAGACAAATAACAGGAGATTACAATGCAAAAGTACATTGGTACAAAGATGATTTGCTCGACGCCTATGACTAGGTTGGAGTGGTGCAGATATCGCGGATGGACGCTTCCGGCTGACGAGAACGGTGCAGACGAAGGCTATTTTGTCGAGTATCTGGACGGCGGCGCGCCGAATCACCCAGACCACGCCGGATACATCAGTTGGTCGCCGAAAGATGTGCATGACCAAGCCTATCGCCCGGTTGATGGCATGAGCTTCGGCCTTGCTATTGAGGCGCTGAAGCTTGGCAGGCGCGTAGCCCGCGCCGGCTGGAATGGCAAAGGCATGTGGATCACGCACGTCAAGATGGCTTCGTGGAGCATTGATCCGCTCGTTAACGGAACCGGCGACGTGAGCCTCAATGCCTCGCCATGGATCGGTATGCGTACCGCTGATGAATGTTTCGTTCCGTGGCTCGCCTCGCAAACCGACATGCTCGCCGACGACTGGCAGATGCTATAGCTGACAACGGAAAGCCCGCCCACAAGCGGGCTTTTTCTTGTCCTGCGCAAATGCTGGCACGAGACTTGCAACAGGTAGCAAGCTGGCATAGAATCTGCATGTAGCGGCTGGGCCGCATTTACTGCACAGGGTGCGAAATGGCAAAGTTTAAGTTGGAAGACGGCACAGAGGTCGAGGCATTTACCGCAGACGAGGTTAGCGCTCGACTTGAGCAAGAAACCAGCGGCCTAAAGTCAAAGCTCGATGAGCTGCTAGGCGAAACGAAAACAGCCAAGCAGAAAGCAAAGGAGCTTGAAGAGGCTCAGGCGGCGGCAGAAGAAGCCCGCGCCAAAGAGAAAGGCGAATTTAAGGAGCTGTACGAGCGCGAGCAGAAGGCAAAGGCCGAGCTTGCAGACAAGTACGAAGGCTTTGCAAAGAAGATCCAGGCAAAAGAGGTTGAGCTGTCAGCCGGATCTATTGCCAATGAGCTGACCCGCGATACCAAGCGCGCGGAATTGCTCAAGAAGGAAATCAGCCAGTTCGCGCGCTACAGCGAGGACGGCGTTAAGTTTGAAATGGGCGGGGTTGAGGTTGACCGCGCCAAAGTGGTTGCGCACATCGCTGAGAGCTATCCGTTCTTGGTCGATGGTAATCAGTCAAGCGGGGGCGGGGCACCCGGTGGCAAATCAGGCGGCGGGGCCGCGAAAGGCAATTTAGGCGGCACCAAATCTGAACGCCAAGCGGCTATCGCTGCGCGTTTCCCTGATCTACCAAAATAGGATTCAAAATTATGTCCCTCTCGCAAATGAAAGTATTCAATGAATACATCATGCCCGCCACCATCGAAACCCTTGGCCAGATGGTCGAGAAGTTCAACGGCGCGTCCAATGGTGCTATTCGCCTGACCACCGAAGGCTTCACTGGTGACTTCCTGCAAGAATCTTTCTTCGCAGCTATTCACTCGGCACAGCGTCGCGTTGATCGTTATGCCGCGCAAGCCAGTGCATCAGCCACCGACCTGACCCAGCTGCAACACAGCTCGGTTAAAGTTGCCGGCGGTTTCGGCCCGATCCGTTACGAGCCGAGCCAGATGACCTGGCTGGAAAAGCCGACCACTGAGGGCATTGAAGTAGCCTCGCGCAACTTCGCTGAAGCGCTGATGAAAGATCAGCTCAACACCGCGATTGCTGCGCTGGTGGCTGCTATCTCTAACCAGGCTGCTGCCACCAACGACGTATCGGCCACCGCTGGCATCAACTACAGCTCGATGAACGGCGCTCACGCCAAGTTCGGTGATCGCTCTGGCGACTTGGTTGCCCAGATCATGACCGGCGCGGTATACCACAAGCTGATCGGTGCAAACCTGACCAACACGCCACAGCTGTTCCAGGCTCAAGGCGTGCGCGTTGTGGATATTCTCGGTAAGGCGGTGATCGTTACCGACGCACCGGGCCTGTACCTGGCTGGCACTCCGAACAAGGATTTTGTTCTGTCCCTGGCTCCGGATGCCGCGATTGTTTCCGATGGCGCTGACCTTATCAGCAACATTGAGACCAACAACGGCCAGACCCGCATCGAAACCACCATGCAGGTTGATTACACCTTTGGCCTCGGCTTGAAGGGCTACACCTGGAACGAATCGGCAGGCGGCAAGTCGCCAACCGATGCTGAGCTGGCTACCGGCAGCAACTGGACTAAGGTTGCCACCGACCTCAAGCACACCGCTGGTGTTATCACCATCGGTGACGTTGCCAAGGCGTAACTTGACGTAAAATAGAGGGGGCGGCTTAGGTCGCCCTTTTTACTATCTGAGGATTGCACCATGCAAAAGATCGCTTACGAGAAACACCCGATGCCGGAAGGTCGCGAGGCACAGCTGCGCAAAGCCGGTTACAAGATTCTGGACATTCGTTTTGCGCCGGATGGTTATGAGCCAGTAATGCAGCCTGAGCCTGAAAAGCGCCCGTATGTGCGCAAGGCTGACAAGTAATGAGCGCGCCACCGCTTAAAGGCGGGCGGTTCACACTAGCCTGGGAAGAGCGGCCAGCATCGGCGTAGTGATAGGCCCGTGCAATGCGGGCTTTTCTTTTGTCTAGACTTGAGTATACTAGGCGTGCGCAATGGTGCGCTTATGGAGTAATAGAGATGAACTTGAATTGCTACTTAGTCGGAGATCATGACTACTATGCAGCAGAATCTGCAAATCAGGCAAAGCAACTACATATGGAAATGAATGGGCTTGATTTCGATGAAATTAGCGATGTAAGCCTAGTAGTTGGCGAGCTTCTAGAAACTCAGTGGGTTGATGAGGACACAAAGGAGCCTTGCGGAACGCTTCGTAAATTGCTATCAGAAGCCAAGGTTCCCTGCTGGATTGCAGGAACAGAGTAAAACCAAGCCCGCCAATCGCGGGCTTTTCTTTTGCCCTAACCACCAATCTGGCATAACATATGCATACACAACAGAGGCCAGTAGCATGCAAATCCAGAAGAGCGGGGAAATAGCATTAATCACCGATCATCGCGGAATCTTTGAGCGTGTTGACCAAGTAGCCTTTGGCGAATTCGACGGGGCACGCTACGAGGAAGTAGGCGACCTGCATAAAATCAGCCAGTTCGCCAAATCTAAATCACTCCGCATTGCTCGCGTAATGCTCAAGACTATGCGCCGGGAGGCGTTCGCTTAATGCCACTAACACCAGGCACCGACACATACGCAACCGAAGCCGAGCTTGACGCCTACGCAGCAGCGCGCGGCATCACCGTGACAGGCTCGCAGTCGGTCATTCTCACGCTAGCCATGGATTTTCTCGCCACGCTTGAGGATCAATGGCAGGGCGTGCGCGCGTCAGCATCACAACCGCTAGCATGGCCGCGCACAGGTGTGTATGTGTACGGCACTGCGCTGGCTGATGACGCTATCCCGCAAAGCCTGAAAGACGCGCAGATCCGCTTGGCGCTTGAGGCTGATTCAGGGGTTGCGCTGATGCCTACCGTCGGCGTCGGTTCGACTGGCAGTGTGATCGAGGAAACCGTGGACGTTGTGACCGTTAAATATGCCGAGGGGTACAACAATACTCAGCCTATTTTCACGGCGGTCACTGGCTTGCTGAAACCACTCTTTCGCACTAGCGCAGGCGGCTCTAACTTTGCGGTTACTCGGGTATGACTACCATTGCCTACCACCATGCAAGCGGCGTGATTGCAGTTGATGGAATGATAACCGCAGACGACCTGATTGCCTGCCGAGACTTTCAAAAGTGGCGGGTAGTCGGTGATGAGGTATGGTTCTTATGTGGAGCTGTTGCTGACTTTGATAGGTTCATTGACTACCACACTAAAAAGCTTTCCGGCGCGCCTGAATTTTCGGTTAGCTGCTCGGCCTTGGTCGCGTCTGATGGTAAGTGCTACGAGG